ATCCTATACGAAGGTATTTATAGTTTAAAGTCGCTAAACATAGACGAACTTACATCCTGCTTGATACCACCTACAATGTAGGATTCAACCTCCGTCTCTTGAGGAGCGACTTGCAGACCCTTAGAGGACAACCAGTGCTCAGTCCAAGGAAGAGGATTGTTCTTGGCAGGAATATCATAGATGGGTTTCAGTCCAACGGTTTTCATGCGGCGATTGGCAATCCACTCAACATATTTGCTGAGGAGTTTGTCATTCAAACCAATCATAGAACCGTCCTTAAACAGATAATCAGCCCATGCTTTCTCCTGATTGACACAGTTCTGGAACTGTTCAATAAACCAAGGTTCTTGTTCCTTGGCGATCTTCACCATGTCAGGATCATCACCTTCTCTCCATTTGTTCAGGATATTTTGCGTGAGAACCAAGTGTTGCGACTCATCGCGGGCAATGAGGGAGATGATCTTGGCCGACCCTTCCATGAGTTTAAGTTCACCGAAAGCAAAACTACAGGCAAAAGACACATAGAAGCGAATCCCTTCCAGGATATTGACGTTCGCAACCGCTCTATAAAGTTTAGTTTTAAGATCATAGAGTGTATCTTGCGCAGATGGAACTTGTTCCAAGGCGTGCATCCAATCATTAGAGTTCCCATAACTCTGGGCTGCTCTGATGAATTCGTCATATCCAGATGTTACACTAGTTGCCCTGTCCATAATGTTCTTATCGAACAAAATGGTATCAAAAACGTCACCAGGATTGGAATATACGTTCTTGATGATGTAAGTGTAGGAGCGACTATGAATCATCTCCATGAATCCCCAGACAGTCATGGCAGACTCAAGTTCTGGAAGAGAACAATATGGAATAAATGCCATACCAGGACCACGGCCCTGCACAGAATCCAACATAATCTGATACTTCAGATTAGAAGTATAGATGTGCTTTTGTTCTGGAGTGAGTTGAGCGTAATCACCTCTGTCTTTTTGGAGAGAGACCTCCTCAGGTCTCCAAAAATATCCAAGTTGTTGTGTAGTGAGTCTATCAAAGACTGGATATTTAAAATCATCATACCTCTGGAGACCCAGAGGTTTGCCAAAGAACATTGGTTGCTTAGTGGTATCAGTAGATTCCGTATTCAGAACTGTCATTCCACTGATTTTTTTATCTCCTTCGGCGGTGATCTTAAATTTTACATGATTCACAGTCGTCTTCCTCCGTGTCTTCGATGAGCGATATAATTGACTCTAATTCTTCTTTTTTGCTTTCTAAATCATCCGATTTTAAGTCATGAGTATTCTGGTAGTAACTCGTCTTCCATCCCAACTTGTAAGTTGTTAGAAGATCCTGGGCCATCACAGAGACAGGGACTTCATTATTTGGATAGTTTTCTGGATTATAACTCCAGTTGCCACTAATTGCTTGGTCGAAGAATTTTTGAATAACAGCGATTACTTCAATGTATCCTTTGTTCGACGGCATATCCCAAAGAAGCGTGTAATTGTTCTTGAGTGTATGATACTGCGGAACAATTTGCTTAAGGGGTCCTTTCTTCGATTTCTTAATGGACAGGTAGTCTCTAGGTGGTTCGATTCCGTTTGTGGCGTTTGACACAACGGAACTGCTCTCTGAAGGCATCTGTGCGGACAGTGTGCTGTGTCGGAGACCGTGCTCCATGATAGATGCTCTAAGAGATTCCCAGTCATAATTGTACTCGGGTTCTACAAGTCCATCAACATCCTTCTTGTATGTATCAATGGGAAGAATTCCATCTGCGTACTTTGTGCGGCCAAAGTCATGACACCAACCTTTCTCCTTCGCAAGTTCGTTAGAAGACTTGAGGAGATAATACTGGAATGCTTCCGTGAGATCATGGACCAGTTTCAGAGCACCAGGATCCTCGTAATGCTCCCCGTGCTTAGCGAGATAGTGCGCGAGTCCAATGAACCCGATTCCAAGCGATCTACGCGCCTTTGTGGCACGTTCAGCGCACTTGATAGGATAGTCTTGATAGTCGATCAGTTCTTCCAGACCACGGACGGCCAGGTCACACAGTTCCTCAAGTTCATCAAGATTGCGAAGTTTGCCAACATTGACGGCTGAGAGAATGCAGAGAGCAATCTCAGCACCATCATCATCAATGTGTTGCAGAGGGTAAGTGGGCAGAGTAATCTCCTGACACAGGTTGGACATTTCAACCTTGTCTTTGAAGGAAGAGTGAGTATTACAGTGGTCGATATTCATAATGTAGATACGACCAGTCTCTGCTCTCTCTTTCAGAAGATCCAAAAAGAGTTCTTGAGCTCCGACAGTCTTTCTTGGAATAGACTCATTGCGTTCATAAGCATCATATAATGCATCAAATCCATCAGTGCCAAAAGCATCATACAGACCAGGAACGTCGTGCGGACTGAAGAGGGAGATGTTTCCGTTGTTGATGAATCGTTCATAGAAAAGTTTACTAAGTTGGATACTATAGTCTAATTTACGAACTCGATTATCTTCGGTTCCTTTGTTGTTTTTTAAGACAATGATGTCTTCGATTTCTCTGTGCCAGATTGGGAAGTGTACAGTCGCGCTTCCGCCGCGAATGCCATTTTGAGTGCAGCATCGGACAGTTGCCTCAAATTTTTTGAGGAATGGAATAACACCCGTGTGTTGAACTTCTCCACCTCGGATTTTACTGTTGATCGAACGGATTCTGCCTGCGTTGATGCCGATGCCCGCCCTTTGTGCAACATACCTGCCGATAGCCATATCAGAACTAAAGATGCTATCGAGGGTGTCATCAACATCAACAAGAACACAGCTAGCAAATTGTCGAAGTGGAGTTCGCACCCCCGCCATGATAGGTGTGGGAATGTTGATTCGGTGCTTTGAGATTGCGTTGTAGTATCGTCGGACATATGATAGTCTCTTTTCCTTGGGATATTCTGCAAAGATGGTCAAGGCAATCATCATGTACATGAACTGCGGAGTTTCATATACCTGCCCAGAACTTCTATCCTGAACAAGATACTTATCTACTACCTGGCGCAGCCCAGCATAGGTGAACAAGAAGTCGCGATCATGATCAATATAAGTATTTACTTCAGTGATCTCTTCAAGAGAATACTTGTTGTAAATATCCTTATCATAAACGTCCGCAGTAGTACATCTAAGGATCTGTGTCTCAAGAGAAGGCAGTTCTTTGGACTGACCATACAAAGACTTACGAACAGCAAAAAGTAAAAGTCTTGCTGCGACAAATTGATAGTTTGGATGCTCAAGATCAATCAAATCACTAGCACTACGGATCAGAATTTCTTGAATCTGACTGGTAGTAATGCCATCATAAAACTGAATGCCAGAATTGATCTCTACCTGAGACGCGGAGACTCCAGAAAGTCCATCGCAAGCGGCCTCAACCATGCGATGAAGTTTGGATAAATCAATTGGTTCAGTGGTTCCATTGCGCTTTTCGACTTTGATTCCGTTACTCATATTTTCTTCCACTGATTAAACTTAAGGGTTGCTTCTAATCCACTGTAGACATTACATTCTACTATACTTTGCACATTGTGTCCAGCAAGGATCATATCATTTATGTCCTTTTGCTTTACTTCGGCAGGCCATATTACAATCTTTGATCCACTCGCGATAGTTCGTTCGATTCTACCTGTAATCTCTCGATTGCGCGGTTCGTTATCATAGATCCACACAGGATCGCTAATCCCCCAGCGACTAACATCAGCGTCAGCTCCGCACATAGCAATCGAATTGCGAATGAACGTGCTGTCGAATGGTCCCTCTGTAACATAGACTGGAGCATCTGTTCTGATGTTATCAAGTCCGTAGATTTTTGGTACATCATCTTGAAGCATCACGGTGAGATATTTAGGTTTTGAGTTCGCTAGGAGTGCTCTCCCTTGGAACCCAATTAATTGCTTTTCGTGATATAACGGAATAACAATTCTTGGTTCTTTGCGTAAGTCCTGATCCTTCTTAAAAGACTTTACAAATGTGTCAAAGTCTTCCGCATAATAAAACTTACTAGGATCAAGTTTACGGCGCTCCAGATAGTCTCTGGCACTATCTACGTCACTGCACAGAGGCAGGTTGATAGTTGTCTTAAACGTAGGAGCCTTGAATGAAAACTTTGGTTTCTCACTCGGAGCGTTTGATCTAGACCTGTTACCCTCCTTAAAGTTCTGGAGAGTGTATCGCTTATGCAACTCTGGATCTAGATGCTGTAAAAAGTTTGCAAACGACATCGAAGCACCACAATTATGGCACTTGTAATTGACGTTTGTCTTTACGCTATACAAATACCCCCTAGAGACGTTCTTGCGCTTCGCAGAATCGCCACAGAGGGGGCACCTGAAGTTCCAGAGGCCTGTGCGGACCTTCTTAAATTTACCTAGTCTTGGCGATAAGAGGTTGATGAATTCTTCCGTTACCAGACTCATGAGACAGATCTACCACACGTTCTATTGTAGCAGATTTAGATCCAGAAAACAACCCCTGAAACACTCCAGATATTGCAGGTCTGATAAAAAATGACAGGAGCACAAGGGCACCGGTCACCATGAATACCCTCTTTTCAATTTGATTTAATCTTTCCCCAACCAACAGGATGTCTCTCCTACAACCATCCTTAATGGCAGAGAATTCTACCTTACATTCTTGACGAAATACGTCAAACTTTTCAAAAAGTATGTCGTCAACCTTATCTTGTTTGTTTAACTTCTCAGCGTGAACCGCTAAAAGTTCTCCCATTCTTTCATTTACAACAGTAATCTTTTGAATGGAGTCATCCATTCTACCAATTACACTTTCTAGCGAATTAAATTTGGTTCCCAAGATCGCTAGTTGGACTTCCGTTGTCTGCTTCTCCATCTCTTGATAAGATCCTTGCGATCCTTATAGGGTTGCTTTAATCTAAGATCAACTCCTGCAGTAGGAGATCCAGAATCATTCTTAGCAGATCCACGATAGAGTGCGCCGCCACCAGCACTAAAAGACATTACTGGGGCTTCTTCCCTAAAATATTTGAGAACTTTATCGAGTGCTTTAGATTTCATTTAAAATCTCCAAGCAAGTCTTATCTTCTTCAATATCAGAAAAAGATGACTTGGGATAGTCCGGTAATCTATTCAGAAATAAGAGAAATGCTTTGGCAGAGGGCCAAAGATTTTGCTCCAATTTGAAGAACAACAGTGGTACTGTTGCATCATTGAATACATTAAACAGTATTGTTAAATGATTTAGAATTAAATTAGTCTTCAATACACCAGTAGTCTCATAACGTTTTAACAAACGCTTGACATACTTAAATCTTTTTAGATCATCATAGAAATCATCCTCAGTTAATGCCTGAGGATTTTCATAGAATTTGATGGCGAATAAAAGATAATTTTGATCGTTCAACTCAAGAAATTTCATTCACCCAGATATCATGCAATAGGATATGCTCTGTTGCCAGTGCTGATGCCAGATGCTGCAACAAGAGTCTCAGCCTTGATTCTCAGGTTACCGTGCATATCAACGTAGGTTGTAACTCCAACCCATCCAGCGTGAGCAACGGCATTGAGATATGCGCTTCTTCCAGCGTCATCACCCTCAGCATCGTTACCAAGGTTTCCTTCAGCAACGGCAAACACCTTAGCGTTGTATCCGCGCTGATCATCAGCGGAAGAGGGAGCGAAAGCAGGATCAGTATCAGTGGACTTAGGTTGCTCACTGAAGATCATGTATCTGGTAGTGTAGTCATTACCAGCATTCCAATCTCTGTTATCAACAGCAGTGGTGCTGATTGTCATCGATGTGCTGCTAGCAATCGAAATGATAACACCGAAACCAGAGGTTTGACCCAATCCAAGACTGATCACTTGACCAGCAGAAAGATTAGTGAAGGTACAAACTCCAATACCACCAGTGACGGCTCCTGCGGAAGTTACCGTAACAATTCCCAGTCCCGAACCAACGTTGGCGAGAGCATTAACGGAGCTTACTCCAATATTATCGTTATTTCCCCAGAGAGCCATCTGAATAAGCCAAATAAATTTTTCCTGATACTATTTATAAAACGCTGGTTATCAGCGTGCTTGAAGTGCTTCTTTCACTTTTTCAAAGAGTTCATCATCAGCAGTGGTCTTGGTCAGTTTAACTGCCTTACCAACGATCAGAAGACACAAATCGATAAGTTTTTCGCCCAGTTCTGCATCGTCGGGAATTTTTGCGATAGCAGCATCAACAACCTTGTATGCTAAAGGAAGAAGAAAAGATACCATGATGTTCACCTAATACGGTATAATCTATATATACCGATTATCCTTTCATTTTCTTGAGATGTGCAGCCATCTCTTTCGCTCTCTTTGCTCTTTGAGCGTCTGTCATGGGAGCAATGCCCAGTTCAGAATTGGTTGCTTTCTTAGCGGGAGGTCTGTTGTAATCAACATTAGCACCAACACCACCACGCTCTTGACGCTTATCTCTTAGTCGATCCTCTGCTGATTCAGTTCTCAGTTTGGAAATTCTATCGCTGAGACTAGAAACAACTTCACTTACTTGAGTGTTTTCTTCGTTAACTGTTTTAGCGAGTCTTTCTTGGACTGCTTTTTCAACAGCGTGCTTAAGAGGATCAACTTCGATAGTGCTTTCCATCTGGTTGATTTCAACCCTTGCCTTCGCTTCATTAATTTTCTTTTCAATTTCAGCCTGCTTCTCCTCCATCTGAGGATTAATTACAACTTTATTCTTGATTCCCTTTTTGAGATTAATTTTATCTTCATCTTCGGGCGCAAGATTGTCCTGAAGTCCCTCAAAGAACTCAGATCTCCAATCAAAACTCTCAGACTTTACTTTTACCTTGGGAGCAACTTCTTCTCCAAGTTTCTTAGCACCCTTGTCAGTGGCACTAGAAATACCACGCAAAGTTTTACCAGCGGCTTTCTTTAGATTACGCTTCATAGCACCACCTAAGCGGCGAAGGAATCCTTTTTTCTTCTCTCCTCCACCAGAGGAAGAGGAATCACTATCGGAAGAGGAAGAGGAGGAAGATTTTGCAGCAGCACTTCCTGCAGTTGTTCCACTCTTGCTAGTGTCAGTGCTAGCAGCCTTGGGGGGTTCAGATTTAGAAGCGGCGGCTCTTGCCTTGTCTCTAGCGCCCTGATAAGAACCTACAGCATGTCCTGCTGCCTTAGAAGCAGCGCCAATACCAGACTTAGCAGCAGACTTAACGCCAGACTTAACAGCAGATCCAGCAGCCTTTGCTTTAGCAGCAGCAACAGAACCAGCAGACTTGATAGCAGATCCTACTTTCTTAACAGCAGCACCAACTCTCTCAGCACCAGACTTAACTGCTTGCTTTGCTTTCTTAGCAACAAATCTCTTTGCAGCACCCCCAGATCCAGCAGGTCCATCAGCAGTGGCACCCATTCTCTTTCTTTCGAGTCTGCCCTTTGCCATAGCACCAGCATCTCTTTCCTCGGTGAGGAATTGGTCACTATCAATAAACTCAAGTGCTTCAGTCAAGAATCCTTCTTGCTCAATCTCTTCAAAGACATCAAAGACTGTTGCTTCCAATTCTGCATCGGAAACAAGTCTGAGCATGGGATCGGAAAGGATAGAATCCCACTCTTCTTTCATACCTCTCTTTTTCTTCTTACCGCCCTCTTGATCTTTTCCAAGAGCTCCAGCGATAATGTCACCACGAGTTACCTTATCATAGGGGGGATAGTTATTAGCAAGATTGCCGTCGCCCTTCTTAGCTTCAGTAACGTCTTTCTTAGTGTTCACTTTTCCCTTTCCTGATTTGTTTTTCTTGTCACCCTCTTCATAGGGCTTTTTATATGTAGACATCTCTACACCTTGTCCACCAATATTGGGATTGGATCTCAACTGTGAGATCTTTTTCCGTGTTGCTTTTCTCCAATATTGAGTGCCAGCAGCACGATCCCTTACGCGAACAACGTATTGCTTTTCTGTTTGCTTTTTACCCTCACCAAGCATATCAAAAGATTCACCAAAAAGTTTTTCGCGAACAGATGCTTTTTCAGGAGCAGTCATAGATGTATTACCAATATATTGGTTATACGCTGCTTCTAACTCAATTTCTTCACGACGAGCACGATAACGAATGTCATAAACCGCCTGACGAATCCTCTTTGCAGAGGCTTCTTCACCAGTTCCACCCTTAGGGTTTGCACCCGTAGGACCCTCAGCTGCACTATTAGGGCTGCCAGGTTGGTGGACAGGATTCTTTCTCGCTGGGAGCTCTTCAAAGAATGTGCTCTTCTTCATCGTTTTAACGGGCAGTTCTAGACCTTCTCTTATTCTTATTTATGAAGGACTGAATTTTCTCTCGTGGAGTCAAACCCTGAACATACTCTCGATATGAATCTGTACCTATGAGATTAACTTCAGACAGATCCTTGATCCACGACTTAAACAAATATCCTTCTTTAGTCACACAAATAAGGTAATTTGTTCCACGACGAATTACCTTTCCGACCAAACCAGTATTAACACTTTCAACATACTCACCGACGTTGAAAATATTTTTATTCACATAGTTCTCACGGAGGTTCTTCCAATCAAACTTAGGAGCGATCTCCCAGAGTTCAACCTCTTCCTCCATATCAACAATACCCATGTTCAAACGGATGGAGTTGTAAAGATCTTTCTTCTGAGTTTGCTTCAACTCTTTGGAAAGTCCTTTCTCAAACGTTTCGTAATCTCCTTCTGCAGCTGCCTTTCGTAGTTTGGAAGCAGACATACCCTCAACACCTTCGGCATCTGGGTTTCTGTCCCCTGCAGAGACAACGTTAATTTTATCAAAACTATAGAGCTGCCCGTTGTAATCGTTTGCGAGCCTCTCAAATTCTTTGAGTCTGTCAGCACCCACCACGATATTGACCGAACGATATCCTCCATTGTGTGCTGCCTGCAATACGTCAAAGATAGTCTTCATCTTACTATCATACACAATATTGCTTGCATGATCTGGATAAGATGCCTTCATCCACTCAACTTTCTCCTCACAATCAAGAGGATTCTTCTTGTTATCGCAACTATGGGATGGATAAATGCGATACTCTCCATTGCCAGCGATCTCTTTTACAGAGTCACAGAGTTTTCCATGTCCAACAGTGGGAGGATTGAACCTACCAAAACCAATGGTAATAGTACCACGAGTCTTATCAACCTCAGGTGCAGTGGTTTCGGGAGCAACTTCTTCTTGCTCACAAACAACAGCAGAAGAGGACTTTGAACCGAGAAATTCGCTGAACTTTTTCATGTATCAGTTCCAGGTCTTAGCGATGGTAAAATTGGCGTAACTGAAAGTAGTACGATCAACGATCTTGTATGTTTGACCGCTGGTGGTCATGACATAACCCTCATGGGTGGCTGGTTTGTCCATTATACGACACTCGACGAACCAACTGGAGTCGTCACAAACACAACGTAACAATTGCATTTTGATCGCATGGACAGACAAGTACAACCTAAAAAGGTTTACATTGACCTCACCCTTATATTTAGAAGGAAGTTCCTCGTACATTACGCGGGGTGATGGAAACTTGCCGTCTTTTCTGATGTAACTATTAATGTGGGTCTTGATTGCCTGTTGAGACTGTGGCGTTGCAAACTTGGCGAATCTTGCGATGGTTCTTGCCGCGAGAACGCGAATTGAAAAACTACGATACCTAACAGATATATCAGGGCTACTGATAATCCCTGTCTTAGGAGTTTGAAACGGAGAACCAAAGCGACAATCAGGATTGAGAAAAGGGCCTTCATATGAAGTATGAGGTACTACAATGATGGGAGCAGTAAACTTTTTCTTGAAAACATACTCAATCAGTTGAGGTTTGAAGATACTGCCACTACCAAACCCAATGAAATCTCCCTGTACATATCCGCGCTCAGGGCAGGGAAGAGTCTCAAGAGCGGTGTGTAGAATACAAGCAACAGGACCATCACCATGATTACGCTCAATATCAGCGTGAGTGTAATTGACTTTGACCTTGACTTTGTTGAAGACTGACTTGGTTCCAACGAAGAATTTGCCAGTCTTAGGACAGTTACCCCACACCAAAGCAGGAGAACCATCCCACTTGATCGTGCCAATGTGGTCACGAGCGGTCAGAAAATCTAGCACCGACAGATCTCCGAGAAGGATAGAGTCTTCGGGGTGCTCTAGGTGGGTGTTTTTCATACATGTATTATAGCAAAAAACCACCCTGCTTGGCAAGGTGGTGGACAGTTTGCGAACTGGTCCTCAGACTTCATATCTTATTGTGATCTGATTCTTTCGCACACCAGTTTTCTTATCAGTGCCCCTTCCTTTCTTAGAAAATCTAACTCCAGCTTTGGACATTACTTCTCGAATTGCAGCATCATTAATTGGGTTAAGTCCATTTTCTGTTAATAAGTAGTTTGCTGCTTTATCTTTATCTGTAGCAAATGTAAGTTCTCCAGTCATGCATTCTTTTGTCAATTCATATTTAAATGCTTCATATGTTTTGCCGGGAGTTTTTTTACCACTCTTAGATCCCAAAACGTCCTGAAGTTGTTCATTAAGTCCACCTGCTTTGGTGACATCTGCCATCATCCTATCTGCTTCTGGAGCCATAACAGTTCCAGTAGAATTTTCAAATTTGTTGCTGATTTGTTCGAGAATCAGTTGTAGTGATCCCAACTGATCTGTGGTCATTCCATTTTTACCAACATCCGCAGCACATTTTCTCAGGACTTTGGTAATAAACTCAACCGAACTATCAATTTTAGCACTACTCAATTGAAATGAGTCTCCCCATTTCATTGAGCACTTGTATTTTTTTCCGCCCTTCTTAAAGAGAATATCTGTTTTTGGTTCATCACCACCAGACATTTTTTTGAATGACTTATAAAATTCTTGTTTCTGAGCCTTAAGTCTTGGTGCTAAATTAAGAACAATATCAGTTGCTTTGTCTTTAATTTCTTGAGGAATTTGCGGCCATTTAGCAGCAGCTTCTTTAAATGCCTCTTCTTGTTCAGCATCTCTCACCTCTATTCTAGAGGTAGCAGCATACATAACCGCAAATTCAAAAGCAAGTCCGTTGTTAAGTTTTCCAGCAGCCATTTTCCTTTGGAGTTTCTTTTATTTAGAATTAACTACCTCAGAAATAGATGCATCGATGTCTTCAATAACAGAACGAATATCTAAAATTCGTTCGGGTACATACTCTAGACCATAACCTTTCTGAGATTCAAACAGGACTTGACGAACTACAGCCGCAGAGCGAACATCCATTTTTACAGTAACTTTGCTCATCGGTCTCCAGCAGCACGGTTTTCAGAATAATACTCGTCAAACGTACCTTCAGGGTAACGCTTGGCAAGTTTAGCAATATTTGTGTTCAGAACTTCTTCCATAGAAACATCAAGTGCCATGCAAGCCTGAGCAACATACCACATCACATCACCAAGTTCAATCTTCAGGTGATCAATATTATCCTGATCCCAAGGTTTACCTTGGAAAATAATCTTCTTGACAATCTCCATGAACTCTCCACCTTCCGCACTGATACCAACAGCTGCAGTCAGAAGACGTTCAATAGGAGCACCCTGTTCATTGAGTTGATCAAGGCGTTGACCGAAGTCATCATACTTCTTAGAAGGAGAACTGGTTACTTGATTGACAAATTCAGTGTACTTAGTAAAGTCTGCCATTTCGTTTAATTAGTTCAGGACTATACTATCACGATTTTGATCAGTTGTCAATGTATCCTTCTTCTCGCAACCACTTTTCAGTCAGTGGAGTTGGTTTGTAAACCTTCCACATTTCCCCAGCAGCACAAGCATTGAGTGCATCTGCTGTCATGTTAGCAGTTTTACCAGCCCACTTTGCTTCCGCTTCAAATGGCACGGCGGACTTAGGATAAGTCTTCTCCACAATATCACGCCAGATAGGTGGCACCATTTCCTCTGGATGAATCAGAGCAATCAAACTATTTTTGATAGTCCCTGCCATACAATCCTGTGCAGCGTGCCACCCTTCGTGACGCATAACCGTCATTAGAACAGATGGACGATGCATGAATCGTCGATTCAAGAAAAAGTTGTTACCAACAGTATGATAAACACCACGGTGACCAGGGGGAAAATACTTTTCGTCAGCCAAAAATACATTTACATTAACTCGCTGAAGAGAAGCGATCATAGAATCAAACTCTCCAGAAACTAAACTATAATCAGTATTAGGATAGTCTCTTTCAAGATCTTTAATACTGCTCACTTTATCAACATTATCCCTACACTCCCGCACAATCATGCAACCCATGGCATCCATGGTGTACCATCCCTTTGTTGGTTTCGCTTCAGATGCAAAGGGGAACAGAAGAAGTACCAGAGATAATGCTAATTTTTTCATGAGAAATTAAGACTTGCAAATTTAGATTTTTTATCATTAATTGATGTGGTAATTTCTTCGTCTCCAGCATCAATTAATGATCCACCTTCGGACTGATCACAATCATAGAGACGCATCTTTGCCCTGTCAACACCAACGATAAATCTCTTATTAACAGAGAGATCATTATATCTATTCTTTAACTGCTTCACCATGATCTGACCTAGACCCTCCAACTCCTCGGTGCTAATAAGGGCAAACATAAGATCAGCAGTAGCAGGGAGGCCAAAGGATTCACTAGTGTCAGTAATGTCAACATCACTGCTGCTATAACCAGAGCGAGTGGTCTGCGTGGCAGATACGATAGGGACGTTTGCTTCAACAGCCAACCCTCGAAGTTCCTCTGCAATCGCCTTAATATAGCTATATGAATTGACATTGCCCACCTTGCTATACCTAGAGGAAGCACATATATTAAGGTAATCAATGAAAATAATGTCAGGACGAAATGATTTCTTAAGAGCGAGCTCATTAAGGAGAGCGCGGAAATGTCCAACATGTGCAGATGCCGTTGGGTACTCTTTAATTATAAGATTTCCATGAGTCTTAGAAACAATTTTATTGACCTTGCGTTCAAAGATGCTCTGAGGAATATCTACGATGTCCTGAATGTTTACATCCAAGAGGTTTGCGTCAATACGTTCAGCAATTTTCTCTTCTGCCATCTCCATTGTAATGTAAAGGACATTACGTCCGTTAAGCAGACAGGCGCTAGCCATATGACACATGAAAAGAGACTTACCAACACCTGTCCCAGCAAGAGCGACATTAAGAGTCTTGTTAGGAAGACCGCCTTTCGTAATCTTGTTAAAGTAATCAAGGTCAAACGGGATCTTGTCTTCTTTGCGGTGGTAAGTTTCATACCGTGCCTCATAGTCATTAAGGTAATCATGTCCAATATGATTGTCAAATGAAACTGCAAGGGCTTCTTGGAGGATGGTTGGGATAGCACCCCTGTCCCTCTTTGAATCCTTACCATCGGCAATGTAAATAGAGTCCATCAATGCCAAATAAATGGCACGATCTCGACACCACTTCTCAGTAGTATCAAGCAACCAATTCATCTGTTGATCTTCTTCATCACACCGAAGTCTATCAATAAGTTGAGAGATCTCAGTGTAATCAGTCTCAGTCAAATCAGTGCGGTTCTGCACTTCAATTGACAAAGCCTCATAAGAGATACGAGAATCATACTTAGTGATGAAGTCCCTACACTCCTGAAATACAACCTTTTGATTGCTGTCTTCAAAATAGTCATCCTTGATGAAGGGTAACACCTTGCGTGTGTAGTCCTCATTGGTGATGAGATTTTTAAGAATGGAATTCTCGATGCTAATCATTTATAATGTAGGTATGTCGTCAAAATGTACTTGTCAGAACTAATACAAGGCAATGCCTTGTGTGGAAAACACCAGAATGGTGGAAACATCACAAGAGTTCCCTTTGTTGGTACAATTTTTTTGTGAAGAAATTCAGTCTCTCCACCTTCCTCAACATCATTTAGATACCAGAACATTGCCAAGTATCTACGGGCCGATTCATAGTCACCAACATCAACATGAGTCTTGAACTGGTCATCACTTCCAGCCCTATATTTCTTAATTCTGAACTGTTCCCACTGATGCTTCTCTGGAAAACAGTCAGAACACATTGCTTCATAGTATTCATCGCGATATTTCATCGCTGTCTTTACAAGATGCCTATGTAGTCCCTCATCTTTCTGCAACTCAGCGGTAAAATTCCACTGAGAAAATTGAGGTTTCTGTTGGTTATTAATAAACTCTGGTGTTTGTTGATCAAACAGAGTGACAAGTTGATCACAAACACCAGATTCTAAAGCATCATCGTAGGTTACAATAAACTTATGAAGATGATCCGTAAGTAAACTCTCGTCTCGCAATTTCATCAAGTTTCTCCATAATATCGTCAGTGAAATAAGTTTCAGGATCGGCTAGAATTGCCTTTGCGTATAGTTTCTTGCCGTCAATTTCATAGCGTCCTGCGACATTCTTCCAGAGACCGCCGATTTCACCGAGTTCAAGAAGACCGTAATAACGATCAAGACCACGCTCATCGTAATAAAGACGTACCGTAACATCTTTGTTCTCCTTACTCAGACGCGACTTAGCAGTCTTAGCTTTGATAAGATTGCCGACCACTTCTGTTCCATCCTTTTCTTTTTTCTTGCTGAGATAGATGATCGTAGACGCTGCGTACTTGAGTCCACTGCCTCCGCCCATTTCTTTAGTTGGTACATAAGCTCCGATGACATCATAGGTATGGTTGGTAACAAGCATTGGAATGTTTGCTTGACCCAGTTTTAGAGTCAGCATTCTAAAAGCGCCCTTAATCAGTTGGGATTTAGTCATGTCCCGAACTTGTTTGTCATTTAGAGCGTCAGTGATCTCTTTCTCAGTAGAAAGCATACCCAGAGAGTCTAACACAAACATCAGAGGTTTGCGATCTTCTGCTGGAGTTTTCAGATATTTATCGACAATCTTGAGAGCCTGAGATCTAAACTCCTCAACGGTAACTACGTTAGCAACAATGCAACGACTGGTGTCAATGTTCCTCTCTGTCAGCAAATGCTTAGTAATTGCAGACTCAGTATCAAAGTAAATAACTCCTCCCTCTGGATTTTCGTTCAGAAAATTCTGAACTACTGCAAGGGAGAAGAAGGTTTTACCAGTACTGGACTCACCTGCAATTGCAGTGATTTTGTTAGATGATACGCCACCGAAAACGCTACCACAAAGGAGAGCATTGAGGATATAACAACCACTATCAATATACTCTTGGCGATCATCGATTTCAGACGCGATCTGAGTGAAGTCACTTTTGATCTCCTTAGCCAGGTCAGCAATAAAACTCATAATAATCTTAACTCCTTCAGGTATTCTAACACATGTTCACGGATTTGTAGCAGTTGATCAAGACACTCTTGATCATGTGCATCCATCCTCAGTTCATAGTCGGGTTTTAAAACAGATTCGATGAACAAATCAAGGCCTCTATTCCATTTTTCTCGCTTTTCTGGAGGTAAAGAATCTGGCGAGAATGGTAAATTGGTCATGAGAAGAAGTCCTCCAAGGTATTTCTCTTTTCCACACTCCAACCAATGCTTTCCATAATAACTCTCATTGGTTCAATAAAAGACTTCTCAAATTGTAGGTCATAATCAATGTATTGAGTTAGACCAAGTTCTTTTGGAAAATCTTGGATGAATGAAATCACATTTTCATGGATTGGATTTGGTATCTTTAAATAACAGAACTTGATTTTTTCACCGTCTTGGATAAGAGAGTACTTATTTGTAAGTTTCTTGTCTCGCAAGTAGTGATTGAACAAGAGTGCTCCTCTGCAGTGAATGGGTGTTCCCTTCGTATAAATGTCAGAGGATGATTTATACTTAGTTATATCACTTACAGACCTTGGGAAAGATACTTCCTCAGGAGAACACTTTCTGAATTTTTTATTACACTCTACGATGTAGTCTTGTACTTGTTCTTCAGTACCATTCATCATAATCTTGAGAGCATCTTTCAACATCTTCCTGCAAGGAGCAGGAGTAGATGATTTGATTGCCTCAATACCCATGATTTTCAGTTTGGGCTCTGCATACTGCACACCTTCACTGTTCCAAACGTTGAGAATGTACCGCTTCTTGGCAGTCCAAATGCCTTTGTTAGCGATATTCTCACGCTTCATTTGCATTTTTTGGTCATAGGCGTTGACATACGTTGCAAGGGTCTGATAAGAATTTTCGATAAAAGGTTCAAATTCCATAGAACACACCTTGTCAAGGAACGCAACAATAGCTTCATTGTCCTTCTCTCGTCCTTTGTATACAAGATCAACCAAAGGACCCAAATTAAGATAGATACTGTCAGTATCTGAGGCAATAACGTAGTCAACATCTTTTGTCTTCAGAATTTTGTTAAGATGAGCATTCATTTTTGTCTCAATCCAGCGGATAGAGACTTGACCAGAGAGTGTAATCGCCTCTGCGTTTGCGAGTTTGTAATATCTAAAGTACTCGTTACCGATAGCGCCATAAGCACTATTAAGAGAGATCTTCTTAGCCATTTGAATGTTATTACATCTGGCAATCTCCTTAACAAGTTCAGGATTCTTAGTCTTTTCATATTCCTGCTTGGCGGCTAGCATTTTCTTTTTAAAGATCACACGATCCTGATACATGCTTTCCATCAACTCGGGAAGGAATCCGCGCTTGTCCTTACGATACATTGCACCGTTTGCACAAACTGCATTATCTTTATACATCTCAAAAGTCAGTTCCTGATTGAGGATCCTTTCAACAGATGCAGTGGGATGCCGTTCGTCAATGAGCGTTTCTGGTGAGATATTATATTGCATGATAAGATGAGGGTACAGGGAATTAAGGTCAAAGCTAACCACCCAATCATATACCCCAGGAATCGGTTCCTTAACGTATGCTCCCGCATATTTCTCGCTCTTTGATTGACGCAATTTTGGTGGGATTACGATATTCTTCTTTTTAAGATAATTGTAAATGATCGCGTCCCATGTACGAACCTGATAGAAAATGTCTGTATAGTTAACTTTGGCGTCATAAGCCATAGTCAAACACAGTTCGATCAGTTTCATCTTGTCTTCCAAACGGTCAACAAGTTTCACGTCTATTATATTGTATTCTACAAACTTTTGCCACCCCTTAGTGTAAAAATCCTTAAAGGTTTCAAACTCAGAGTGGTCTAGTTTTTGCTGCCCAAGTTCAACCTGAGCAATGTAGTCAAGGCGATAAGATTCCTGTGCCTTATAAGTGAACTTCTTGTAGAGATCAAGATAATCTAACTGAGATACACCACCAATATCATATGCAATCTGGCGGCGACCTTTGATATAGATTTCTTTCTCAGTCAAAAGACCCCAAGGAGACAGTCTCTTGGCAAGTTTTTCACCAAGAACTCTCTCCAAACGGCGAGCAATATACGGGATGTCGAACATCTGAATGTTCCACCCAGTAATAACGTCTGGAGCATGTTCCATCCACCAATGAATAAAATCATTGAGTAGATCTCTTTCATTGTTAAACTGAATGTATCTTACTTTCTCTTCTTTCAGTTTAAACGGTCCAACACCCCAAGTAGTAATCTCCTTGGTGGTGTAGTCTTGGATTGTGATTAGAAGAATTTCTTCCGAGGCCGACTCAACGTCTGGGAATCCATTCTCTGATGTGGTTTCAATATCAAGAGTGTATAGAAGAATTTTACTCAGATCAAATTTGATCTCATCTTCTGGATACTTCTCAGAGATATATTGGAATATAAACTTCTCATTACCATATACAGAGAATCCATCAACCCCATCATATTTGGAAATGAATTCTCTGCACTCTTTTACGTTGCCAGGTTTAATTGGTTCAACATATTCACCATCCAGAGTCTTGTAAAAAGACTTCTTCTTTGAGGGAACAAAGAGGGTTGGTTTCCATCCAGACTGATCACGGAACTCAAACCTTTCACCGTTTTCATAACCGCGAACGAGAAACTGGTTTCCGACCATCTGGATGTTGGTGTAAAACCTCATTGAACCTCGGCGCTATAGACTCCCTCCAGTTTAACACTAGGTTGGACAATAGTCAAGATAGAATCCGAAGACATCATGATGACATTTTGGTCGGTGAAAGGAGGCCATGGTGTCAAACTCATATCCCCATCAACCTTGTACGGATTGGTTAGTTTGCAATCAGGTTCACCAATCTCAGAACCAACTTCCTCAACATCAGCGATGAGGACAGTTTCATTTTTTAGCAATAGAACTTGGAGCGCCATTTAGATTTTCCTCATACATTTCAATAACTTCATCAAGAGGGTTAGCAATAGTGACAACCCAATCGAAAGGAATCAAAGATTCCGTGTCTTTAGACAGTGGCATGAACGGACTGAACACCACTCTTACGGAATCAGACTCACCAGCGTTTACATCCTCTTCGGTAAGGAATTGAATTTCACTATCCCTAGTCAAACAAAGACTTCTTGGATTACCAAACAAATAAGCAACAGGATTTCCTTCCTTGTTCCTAATTTCTTTAACGTCTGCGATTACATCTTCGCCAGACTTCAAACGAGCAACTTGTACTGTCATTAATTTATGATCTCCGTCATAATATTGTATCAATAAAAAGAGGAGGTGTCAACTGGATTTGGCCAGTTACCTCCTCGTACAGCGTAGCGCCGACGATATTCAGTTCTATTTAGAACCAATCTTTACGTTGATGATGCTCTGGGACTATTTTCCCAAGTACGATCCGTAGAAGTCCGTCTTCAAATGTGACTTCCCTGATTTCTGTGTCGTCGGATAAAGTCCAGACTCGTTTAAAACTTCTTTGAGCCAGTCCCTTGTGGACAAAGGTTTTCTCCGACTCTGTATCCTCTTTTTGTCCTTCGACAAAAAGTTTTCCATGCTCTGTGAAAACATAGACCTCCTTCTTCTTAAATCCAGCTAATGCAATTTCTAGATGTGATTCAACATTATTTACCTGAACAAGGTTATATGGGGGATAATTTGATGTAGTTTCATGAAGGGCAAACAGACGATCAAAGTATTCGTCCATGCCAATACTGTGCTTAGTGATCTTATCCATCAAGGCAGGAAGATCCGCAGCAGAATACCTCTGAATGTTCATTATTGTAGCTCCTTTAAAAGCGAGTTTGTATTGTGTGGACCCTTTCGGCATCCAATCATATTTATACTACAAAAACAAAAAAAGAGGAACGGCAATAACCGAACCTCTTTATAGGGTGTTCCGATTGTAGAGTGTGCCGCACGAAAAGCACGAAACTATTTATTCAGCAACACTAGTCTTTTTACCAATATTATACTTGGTCTCTAAGTTCCACTCGTGCTTATCTTTAAATGACAAAACTTTGATTTGATTGAGAGGAGCAATGTCTCTAATACTATCAACAGTCTTTACAGTTACAAGCCCCCAGTCAACCAGGAGTTGAGTAATTCTGTTTCTACGCTGAACATCGTTGATTGTAAGATTTGCTTTCTTACCATCAAGGGCAAAGAGTTCTTTAAAGTGAACAATGAAATATCTGCCTTGCTTGTGCAGGATGTGACAAGACTGATATAGTTTTTTCTCTTTGCGAGATGCTACTCCAATTCTGGTTAGTGTTTCTCTGACCTTCAAGAAATCATCGGGTTCATTCAAAAAAACTTCAACCATCTTATCAGGTGCCCAGAGGTATTCGGGCTCAGTCACAACGGACATTATTTTACTCCTCCAGTATCAAATTTCAATCTAATGTATTCAAGTTGGTCTTTAGTTAAGATTTTCAGTGCCTGTTCGGCCTTACTATTACTGTAGTTATAGTATTTTTTGACGAGTTCGAGGTCTTTGATCTTATCTTTTTTTAACCAGGGTGAGAATCTTTTTCTCTTTCTCACAATATTTAGATAAAACTTATACTGTAGGTACTTATCCAGGCCATGACTGATATTCATCTCATTGGCAAGCATGACAGTATCCATGTGGCCACCCATACATTTGTTGATGATGAATGGTGCATACTTCTTAATAGCCTCAGGATCCTCCTCAGTCAGATCCTGCTTGTTCAAGTTGATCGAGTTTAACCAGTCTTTCAGTTCCAATGTCGAATCACTCCGCTAATAATGAAACAATTAGTGACAAGATAAGAAAGGAATATAAGACTCCGTATGCAAGCCACTGTGTCCGCTTCTCGGTTGTCACTTCCCTGCTTCTCCCCTAGTGCTTTTGCCCAGACTCTCCATATACGTTTTCTTCTCCTCACAGGTCTTTTAGTTTGATTTGGTTTTGGGTGGTAATAAACATTCATTTGAAAACTGCCGTAACGCCAACTACTTGTGCGCCAGGGTTTCGTGCTAATGCCACTTGTCTAGCATCTTGATAATCGCGGGCGATTACTGTTTCTTTGAAAACTGTTCCCGCTTTGAATAGAGTTACTTCACACTTCATCGGATGATGTCAATGTCAGCACCTTTTGTCCAGATCTCTGGTTCAGTTCGGAGTCTTCCCTCACTGACCAACTTGTTATATCGCTTGGTTGCTTTCTTCTTCCAGATAGCGATCAAGTTATCGAGTTTGTAATCATCGTATCTAGGGCCCTTTACAGGAACTGTCTCTTTGCCCGACAGTATTTCCCTAACATTTGAATATCCGTAGTCGCAGATATAGAATCTCTTCTGCTGAGTAAGTGTCTTAGCACGATCCATCACTTCAGAGAACGTCTTTAACTTCTCAGTGTCCTCAAGACTATTCTTGATGATGGAAACCATTCGATTCTGACGCTTCAGCTTTTTACTGGATGCTGTATCAAGCGTCAGTTTCTTGTTGTTATTCCTGACTATGAAATATTTATGCATCCGATGAAATTCGGTGTCATGCATAAGTGGTGTAAAGTCAGAAACAGTGTCTCCAATGTGCCTGAGGAAGGGTTTGAGTCCATCGTACTGTGAGACCCCCTTAGCAGTCCCGTAGAGCGACGTTGTTTCAAACCAGCAGATATCCTTCTGGAATCGACTAGAGACCGCTTCACGGGCGAAATGAGAGGCACACATGAGCGCCAGAAGTTTACCACCCAGATAGTTGAATCCGAAGGGCTGAGTGGGTACGATGATGAACCCCATGCAAGCATGGCGGTTGAAGATCTCAAGGTCTGGTGCTCCACCAAGATAAATGTTCCTTGGTTTAGAGTTGATCGTGGGGGATCCAAAGCGGATAAATCCCACAAACTTACCAGTATTCTTCTCCATCACGACCCACTTCAGTTCCCTACCAGGGATGCTGTCCTCAATGACGTGAGAGGCCACAACACCCAAGAGTTCGGAGAAGTAATCATTATCCAGACCACCAGTACCAACTGGAATAATCTGAAAGTCCATGTCCTCTGGAGACATAGAGAAGTCTGAAAAGAAAGCATCCTCCAGTTTCTCATCAAAAAGAGTAGGGGTGATATTACTCACCCTATCCATCTTTACAGAACGGAAGTAATTCTCAATCTGGTCAATGTCTTGGAAGTATGCGATGAACTGGTCTGCAGCCCATACAGCATCTTCTGGAGTCAACTTCATCACTTAAACTCACACTCACACATGATCTCAGTCAGCGCAGCGAGGATATTAATTTCCTGATCTGCCGCGAAAGCCATTTGATACTGGTACTTTGCAATAATAAGAACTGCTGCAGCAAGACTAGGACCATCAACACTGGTACTAAGGCCATCCCAAACACGGCGAAGAAGAGGGCCTGGATCATTATCAAGATTAGACACAACCCACTTGCGAACAGCAGTAAAGTCTTTACTAGCGAGTTTCTTAATAAGGTCATCAACGGACGCATCCGAGAAGGACGCGAGGATGCCAGAGTCAATTTTTCCAACACTCGCGTATCGTTGACACTCATTTAGGACTCTCCTCCAGTCTGGGAAGTGTTTTTGGACAAGTTCAGCAAGTACTCTTTGATCGAATCCGACGCCCTCCGCATCCAAGATGTCCTGTAGACGCTTGAAGAAGGATCCTGCCAACTGGGCTTTCTCTTTGCCTTTGACTCCAAACTCAACAACGGCACATCGCGAGTGGAGGGGTTCAATGATGCGATTCTTGAAGTTACAGGTGAAGATGAATCTACAGTTTTTACTAAACTCCTCAATAGACGCCCGTAGGAGGAGTTGTACGTCGTTGGTTGTGTTATCTGCCTCATCAATGATGATGACTTTGTGTCGAGCAGACGACGTAAGTGAGACGGTCGAAGCGAAGTTCTTCGCATTGTTTCGGACAGTATCGAGGAATCGACCCTCATCGGATCCGTTGATGACATAATAATCTGCTCCAAGTTGATTGCAGAGTGCCTTAGCAATCGTAGTCTTACCGATGCCAGGAGGGCCACTCAAAAGTAGGTTAGGGATCTCTCCCTTAGAAAGAAATCCCTTGAAAACTTCTTTAGTTGCATCAGGAAGAATGCAATCTTCTACAGTCTTGGGTCGATACTTCTCAACCCAGAGAAATTCATCACCACTCATTTCAATCATTCCAAAGGACGGACAAATTCGTTCGATACCAAGTCATTGGCATCAAACATTTCATACATGTATGTTACACCAGCGCGGGGTTCTGTGTGCTCCCCGCAGGTAAAAACGTCACAAACTGCCATACCGATTTCTGGCCAGGTATGAATGCTGATATGCGATTCTGCAAGAAGAGCAACAGCAGTGACACCCTGAGGGTCAAACTTATGAGAAGAAACATTCAACAATGTGCTTTTACACAGATGTGCTGCATGTACTAATACGTTACGGATGTGAGCCTCATCATCCAAAAGTCCATAAGAGCAACCTTTCAAGGTAAAAAGAATATGTCTCATTATAAAATCCAGTCAGGTTTTCGTTCTGGAATACGGAGGTAGTTATCCTTAACCCAGGGTTTTGACGCGATATACTTTTTGTATGCAGTGAAAGTGTCGATGCTTTGATCATTTTTCCACTCAACTGGCATAGCACGGGCAAAAGGGGTGGGTTCTTTTCCAGAACGTCCTGTTGGATCACCTGTTGGGAAAATTTGTTTTGCCACAACAAGAGTCTTGAGACAGGAATGTACTTTCCTATACCTGTTAGAATACTCTTCGCAAAGAGCAAGACCATGAGCAATTAACCACTGCCAATTTAGAACAAAACTACCAGCCCAAACTGTACATGGATGGTTACGAAACGCTCCCTTTTCAGTGTTGTAGGGAGTTCCGTCTACTCTAGGTAAAGTTCCAAATCCATGACCCCATTTGTCAGATGCAATAATAGAAAGCATCTGACAGGTCTCCAAAGGCATCTTGACAATATGTTTGTCAGGAAGCACAATGGCAGACTTATATGGAGATGGATCAGTTACAAAGATGTTCACTCTTCAAACTCAAAGTCGGGTTCAAGTGCAATGTAGTAACGAACGGCCCCAGATGAGGTAGACCACTTCGACAGAAGTTTGCGACTAATGATTACATCATAGTCACCATTGATCAGTTTGATATTCTCCAGTTTGAAGTTGAAGGAGAACTTCTTATCAGTTTCACCGACAGGGAAACCGAAATCATTAGAACTATCGGTTTTTCGATCATGGATCTTGACCACGACCTTCTCACCGTCACCAACAATCGAGAAGTCAGGCAAATTCAAAATTGCAGCCGACTGCTTCAGTTTGGTCAGTTGATGTTGAGTAATGCGGAAACTTACATCTTCAGTAGGAAGACTAAGGTTCTTATCTGGGGGAGAGATAATAACGGAAGGATCCGCGAAGAAGTAATTGGTTTTGTTGCGACCATCAGAAATAGTCACAAACTTTTCGTTGTCAAACTTGAGTTCACTGTCCTCAATACCATGAACAACGCGAACCAGATTCAGAAACTGACTGAGATCATAGATTGCGAAGTCGTTGGAGAAGTCCTCGTCAACGTCAGCCTCTGCAAGGATGTTCTTCATCACAGAGATGGTGCGGAGTTTGTTACCTTCCTTGACATGAATCGACTGATTGATACCAGAGAAATTGTCAAGAATGTCAAAAGTGGTCTTAGAAAGTTTCATAGCCTCGTGCATCAGTAATCTGGTCCCTGTTGGTAAAGTGGTAAAGAAGAACAGCGTAATGGATAATCTTCTTGATATCCATTTTAGCACATCCCTTTTTGTCATAGCGGGATGCGTACTTGAGGATGTTGCTACGGCAGAAAGCAGCAGCGTCTCCACAAGAATCAATCAGATCAAGAGTCTGAATTCCACCACTTGCGTAGTGGGCCCGATAGGTATCGGTAATGTAGTCCTTAATCTCCTCAAGGACTTTATCCTCATCGTATTTGTAGAGGGTTCTGGGATCAGTGGTGGTTAATTCCTTAGCAGCAGGATAACGCTCTGCTCCATATCCACCCTCGGGAGTCCATTCATAACCCCCAGTTTCTCTAACCCATTTCTCGCCAGTAGCGGTGTACTGTTCGTCCATGTTCAGTTCATCATAAAGCATACTCCATGCATTCATTCTATCACTCCTCCTTCAAAAGGTCAACATCTGCATCAACCTTATCATAAAGGTCAACAAATGCTTGCTTAGTGTCATCATCAAAACGATTCAGGCAGGTGCGAATTGCTTTGATCTTGTCTCCAAAGATGGCATAAGCACGGATGATATGGACCAGGCGGCGGGTGCTGATCACTTCATCGACACCACCATCATAGAAGGTCTTGCGGATCAGTTGAGCCCAGTCAGCAAGATTCTTACAGAAACTAGTGTCGTCACAAAGACGAGTAAGGATCTTAACCTCAGTGGTGGGAGTAGGATACTCCTGCTCAAGAGTAATGGCAAAACGCTCAAGGAACGCTTCGTTCAGAACGTTTGTACCAATGAAGCGGCCGTCTTCGCTACCCTTACCCTTGGTATTGGCAGTGGCAAAGATCTGGAACCCTTCAACAGGTTTCACATACTCACCAGTCTTCTTCAGGAAGACACCCTTGCCCTCAAGGATAGATTGTAGACACAGGATCTTGTTAGAAGCAAGGTCAACTTCATCTAGAAGCAGCACAGCTCCACGTTGAAGAGCCTCCACGACGGGTCCATTATGCCAGACAGTTTCACCATTAACAAGACGAAACCCACCAACAAGATCATCCTCGTCAGTTTCAATTGTGATATTGACGCGAATCAACTCCCTATTTAGGGAAGCACACGCTTGCTCAACACCAAAGGTCTTACCGTTACCAGACAGACCAGTAATAAAGGTGGGGTAAAAAATACGAGACTGAATGATTTTCTTTACATCAGAAAAGTTCCCGAACGGGATAAAGGTGTCATCTTTTTCTGGAATCAAGTTCTGTTGTTCCCGAACGGTAACAGGGATTGCGGATGGTGCCTGATAGGTTTGCTCAAGGCGCTCACTGACAGTCAAGTCCCACTTGCCACGCTTGACCTTGTACTGCTCAAGGTGTTTGGTAACAGTAGGATAACTAATATCGTTTTGAGCGCAGAAAGCACGAACGTCAGCCGTGCTGATTTTGTTCCCATACAGATCGCGCAAAGACTCAACAATAGACATCGTGGACAGGCGGGGCATTGGAACCTCTGTTTGTATGTAGGTATTATACTATGAAAAAAGCGCCCTAGGTGGGCGCAGAGGACAGTTTGGGGACTGGTCAGGCAATGACTGATATGAATTTGGAGAGAATTTTCTTGTTTGTTTTCTTCCCGCCATAGGATTTTTTGAATGATGCAAGGATCTGAGCCTTGGTTGCATTCTCCACTGGATCAAACTCTTTAGAAGATTCTAAGGAGTTACCAGAAACACCTATCATTTCACTGTAACCAAGGACAGAAGAAATACTGATAGACTTTTCCTTCACCCAAACCTTGGTGATATCGTTCTCAGTAAGAGATGAGATTTCCATACGGCGAACCCAACTGCGGAAGTCGCGATTCTCAAGAACACGAATACCAATCATATTCATGCCAGGGAAACAATCACGAACATTCTGAACAAGAAGGTTAGTGATCTGCCACCAGGAACTAGGAACAGCATAGCTATTGCCAGTCTTCCTGCAGCGGAGATATCCGTTCTGCCCAATAGAGCGAGTTCCAACATACTCAGCATCATCATAAGTGCGTTTGATATTCACATGACGAGTTGAGTTGCAGGATTCACCATCAGTCAAGATAACACAATGCACCTTCTCGGTTTTAGTTTTCTTAACGAAGTCTGGGATAATTGTATGAAGAGATGCAATCGCTTCATTCAAAGGAGTTCCAGACAAATTAAGACGATAAGGAATACTGTATGGAACTGACTTGTAGGTATTGTAAACTTCCATCTCCACACCAAGACGGAACATATTGCGAATATGAACGTCAAAGTCCTTGGTCTTCGTCGTGGATGACAGAATATTCAACATAGAAAATCCGTCAGGAATGGTCATGTAACCATCTTTCTTCTCACAGTGTTCGATGATAACATTACCATCATCCATTCGATCACAAGCTCTGTGATTCCACTCATTAGTAAAAGCATAAACTTCAAAAGGAATATTGGTTTTTTTGCAGAACCAAACCAAATTGAACAACTGCTTCAGAGTGGGGAGCATCTGGCGATGCATCGATCCAGACCAATCAAGAACAAAGATTAGACCATGATTCTTACCATCGGGGACAACAGAGATCTTCTTAAACAGATCTTCACTGTACTTGTAAGTATGAAGTTTAGACGTGTCAAGCACACCTGTCTTTGCAAATGCGGAACGCGAGTACTGATTTGCAGACTTCTTCATCTCAAATTCCTTCACGAGATAGTTGACTTCTCGCTGAGCATCTTTTTTATACGCAGCGAATTGTTTGTCAACTTCAGAGAAGGTATCACTGTAAGAAAGACCAGTATGCTCCATCTCTCGATTCCAATATCCATCAAGATACTCGTGAATGGTAGAGGCTTTGACAACCAAAGTATCAAGATTCAGTTTAGGAATCTCGAAATAGAAAGGATCTCCCCAATACTGGGACTTTTCTGAGAGGTTTTGAACTTTATCCTTGAGAGAGTCGGCAGTTTTTACTTCTCCACCGTTCTCACCACCAGTCTCTTGAGTTTGCTGCTCAGATTGTTCGTCAATGCTCTCTTCACTTTCACTCTCACCACTCTCCGAAGAGTCACCATCACCACCATCAAAACTCTCAGAAGACTGGTTAGATTGCCCAGACTGACCATCAGTAGGACTCTCTTGCTTCTGTTCTTTGGTAGGAGTCTCTTCTCGTTCTTTCTTACCAAATTTCCATAGTGCGATAGCGGCCTCAAGTGCATCTTGAAATGTCTCTGCCTTATCAACCATATCAACAATGACTTTCTCCTCGGCAGTAAAGTCAATGTTGATGAAAGATCCAATCTTGAAGTAGAGATTGATACGATCAGCAAGACCCATCAAGTTGACATCTTCATCTTCGATGGAAAAGAAGTCGTCATCATGCAGTTCGTTATAACCACGATAGAAGGTCTTGGGAAGACCAGCAAAGCGGCGCTTCATCAGTTTCTCAACACGAGCATCCTCAGTCACATTGACATACTGGTGAGGAACCTCACTCTGCTTGGAGACTTCTTCATCTGGTGTGAAGAGAGCGTGACCAACCTCATGAGCCACAAGCATATCATAGACAGACTCGGACGCTTTCTGCCACATTGGCAGAGTGAGAACCCGATTATGAACGTCAAAGGACGCGGTGTCGCACTGCTTGTGCTCAACCACAAGGTCCTCAGTAGCGAGCAGTTTAGCGAGTTGTCCCTTTACTGAGTGGTTGAACACGGCGCTTTCCTGAATATGACCGTATTATACGACAAAACCCGCCACAGAGGGCGGGCCGTGTACCAGTTTTAAGATTGTCTACTAGGAGGAAAGGATCGACCTGCAAATTCTCCTACAAGATTGTTGATCATCATCACATTCTGTAAGGCACTCAAAGTATTCATTAACTAACTCATCTTGATTTTCAGTCAGTTCATTAGTATGCCAAAAAGCAAGTTGATTAAATGAAATTAAATTGTGCATAATATGTTCCTCCAAGGAAACAAAGAACATATGACGAAGGGGAGGATTTTCGGGTCATTTTCGCCACCTCATAATTCTACTATATCTATGAGGTTTTGTGAGAATTTCCTGACTTTTATGTCTTTTTTGTTACACCACGATCCGTTTTGGTCTTTGGAGATTTGACTCACGTTCCTTTGCCTTCCTCATGTCATCATGAAGTCGCTCTAAGGCCTTGATTGTTTCGGGAGTTTCTTCCCACTCCCAACTGTTACCGTTGCTGTCGATATGAGTTTTTTTAGTCACGTTGCCTCCAGTCATCACTACGATCTTGTTTAAACCAATCTACAATTTCATCTGCAGATTCAAACCCCGTTCTATGGTTGGATGGGTCGGGGTCACCTAGTCCCATCCTATTCATAAAATCATCCATACCACCTTCCTGCATATCGGGGTTAGCCGCTTGGCGTCTAGCCCTTTTTAGCATTTCTCGGGCACTGGTATTTGCTTTACCAAGTTTTTCTGCCCAAATCATATCATCAAGTTTGACTTCTTCTCCTGCCGCAATACACTTACAAATCGATTCTAATCGTATCCTGTATTGAGTTGATAACATAACATGACTGTTCCATCGGACTATTTATTCCTTGACTAGGCGAGAGAAAGATCCAACCTTTTCAAAAGCAATTTGTCCAGCAAACTTATCATGCAATTCACTATTGTGAGAGATAACGAAAACGTTAGCGTCTTTGATGGTATATCTAACGATCTTCAAAAACTCTTGAGTTCCGTTACTATCAAGGGATGAGTCAAAAACTTCATCCATGATAAGAAGATTTGTATTGACGCTATTACGAACTTTAGCGACTTCCCTCCAGGTGAAGAGCAGAGCCAAGTCAATTCTCATTTTTTCTCCCTCAGAGAAGGAAG